AAATATACCCAAGAATGGCAGCGTAAGTCATGACTAAGGGCGATCAGGTAATGACACAAGCACTTGCTGTTGAAAGTGGCTCAGATCGGCTCACACAGGTTTTTGAGCCGCTATCAGCTCCGCTTATTGGCTCGTCAGTGCCTCGAATTCACACACCATTGAATGATTTGCCTTCGCGTGGCTTCGAATTGATCGATTTTGCTGACACAATCTTTGAAAATGGCTTCATGCCGTGGCAGAAATGGCTGGCTGAGCACAGCTTAAAAATCAAGCCTGATGGTCGCTGGCAGCATCCAATCACAGTCACGACTGTGGCAAGGCAAAACGGCAAAAGCACATACATGCTTGCCCTGATTGCGATGAAGCTTTTCCACTGGAATGAATCGCTTCAGGTAGCTTCAGCTCACAGATTGGTGACATCGCTGGAGCAATTTCGATCGCTCGTGGGCATCATCGAAGCAAATGATGATCTTGCAAAGCGTGTGAAGCGTATCCGATGGCAACATGGAGCTGAAGAAATCGAGACATTGGATGGTTGTCGCTTTGTGATCAAAGCTGGCGGTTCGGCAGCTCGTGGATTGAGCAAGCCTGAATCTGTGCATTTGGATGAGCTTCGCGAGATGCGAGACATCGAATCTTTGGCCAGCTTGCGGTACACCCTGATGGCGGCGAAAAATCCTTCTGTCAGTGCCTTTACAAATGCAGGTGATATTCACAGCATCGTGCTCAATTCCCTACGCGAAAGAGGGGTTGCAGCCGCAGCTGGTGCAGCTGATGACATTGGATATTTCGAATGGTCAGCGGCAACCGATGACATCACCGATCCTGAAAATTGGAAAGCTGCAAATCCTGCAATGGGTCACACTATCAATGTCGATAACATCAAAGCTGTTCTCAATGATCCGCCTGATGTTGTGATGACCGAGGTTTTGTGCCGCTGGGTCACATCGATCAACAGCTGTGTGGATTCTGCCAAATGGCAAGCTTGCAGCGATGACACTGTGGATCTTGATCCTGAAAAACTCACATGGCTGGCGATTGATATTTCACCCGACAGAAAACACGCTGCATTGGTGGGAGCTCAAAAGCGTGGGCTGGATGAGGGCTTCAATGTAAAGCTTCTCCACACATGGACAAATGATCTTCAGCTGGATGATAAAGCCATCGCAAATGATGCGGCTCACTATTGCCGAAAGTATGCAATGGAATATCTTCTTTTCAGCCGCCGCACTTCAGGTGCTGTTGCCGCCCGAATGCAGCCAGCTGGAATCCCGATATTCGACATGGATTCGGCATATCCACAAGCTTGTGATGAAATGCTGGGAGCTATCAATTCAGGCAGACTTCATCACAAACCGAATTCGGAGCTGACCACACAAATGCTTTCAGCTGTGCAATTACGCCGTGGCGATGGCGGCTGGGTCATCGGTCGCAGAGCTTCACAAGCTGCCGTGTGTGCAGCTGTGGCAACAGCTTTGGTCACACACTTTGCGACACGCCAAGAGACGGAAATTGATATTTTGGTGGGCTAGGTGTAACGCCTGAGAAAATTCAGGCATGGGATTTCGTGATCTATTTGTGCCTACTGTGAAAACAGCCGCGCCAGCTCCGTCAGCTGATGTCGCAGCTTCACTTGCGCCTGTCAATACCGCCGATTCGCTGAATGGTTATTGGACACAATTTGGTGCATCAGCTTCACGCGAAGAAGCAATGAGCATTCCAACTGTGGCTCGCGGTCGCGGCATCATATGCTCATCAATTGCTTCAATCGGCATCGAAGTATGGGATCGATCAACAGGTACAGAAATTGAAGATGTGCCACGAGTGTTTCGCACACCTGATCCGCGCATCAATGGTGCAGCGGTTTATGTATGGACAGCTGAAGATTTGCTTTTCTTTGGATATGCGTATTGGCAAATCACTGAGCTTTATAAGGACACGCTACGCATTAGAAGTGTTCAACGCATTGCGCCAAATCGTGTCACGATTTTAACAAACTCAAATTCAACAGAGATCATTGGATATTCTGTCGATGGACAACCTGTACCAACACAGGGAATTGGTTCATTGGTTGTGTTTTATGGAAACGATGAAGGGCTTCTCAATCGCGCAGGGCGAACAATTCGAACAGGCGCAGAATTAGAGAAGGCGGCTGCAAATTATGCTCGCGAGCCAATTCCGTCAATGGTTCTCAAATCAAATGGCACAACATTGCCAGCTGATCGCATCAGAGCTTTGCTTGATGCATGGGGAGCTTCTCGCCGTAATCGCAGCACAGCTTTTCTTAATGCTGATGTTTCAATGGAAACAATCGGCTTTGATCCTGAAAAATTGCAGCTGGCAGCTGCGAGAAGCTACATCGCCACAGAATTAGCCAGGGCGATTGGCATCCCAGCATTTTTCGTTGATGCTGAAACTGGATCATCAATGACATATTCAAACAGCGAAACAACAAGAAAATCATTGCTTGATTTTTCTTTGCGACCATTGATGACAGCAATTGAAGAAAGAATGTCAATGCCTGATTTCTTGCCTTCATCACAAATTGCAAAATTTGATTTGGATTCATATCTTCGCGGTAATGCAATTGAAAGAGCTAATGTGTACAAGATTCTCAACAGCATCGTGGATGCTGAAGGAAATACAGCAATCACAATCGATGAAATCAGAAAAGCAGAGGAGATGATCTCGTGAAGGTAACAACACCATTCAAGGTCAGTGCAGCCGATACAAATTCGCGAACCATTTCAGGTCGCATTCTTGAATTTGATGTTGCTGCAAATGCATCAACAGGCAAAGTCTTATTTGAAAAAGGATCAGTTGAACCAGCACTTGTGAAGCTTAATTTGGAGCACCAATCAGATCGCCCGATTGGTCGCGCAATCGATATTTCGCTTTCAAATGATCAATCAACAATGGATGGAATTTTCAAAATTGCTAACACCACAGCTGGTTCAGATAGCTTGGTAGAGGCACAAGATGGGCTTCGCGATGGCTTCTCAATTGAAGTCGAAGCTGAAGAATACACATGGGCTGAAGATGGCACACTTGTGATTTCAAAAGGCACTTTGACAGGTGTTGCATTGACACACAATCCAGCTTTCAAAAATGCTCGTGTCGAAGAAGTCGCAGCAACAGAGGGCGAAGAAGAAGCACCTGAAGTTTCTGAATCCGATGTGGATACAGAAAACCAACCAACAACAGAGGGAGACGAAGTGGAAAACACCGTCAATGAGGGTTCAGCCGTTGAGGCGGTCGAAGCTACTCAGTCAATCAAGGCAGCTGCTCCAGTAGTGGGCGGCTCATTCACAAAGCCACGCTTGGAGTTTTCAGCTCCAAAGCTATTGGAAAACACAATCAAGGCTGCACTAGGTAATGAAGATGCTCGTCAATATGTTTTGGCAGCAGCGGATACAACCGACAATGCAGGTCTAATTCCCACACGCCAGCTCACAACCGTGATCAATGGTCTCGCAAATTCGACAAGAAGCAACATCGATGCGATCAGCCGTGGCACATTGCCTGATGCTGGAATGACTTTTGAACTTCCAAAGATCACTGTTCTGCCAACAGTTGCCGTCACAACTGAAGCAGGAACACCATCAGAGACAGATCAGAACTCAGCTTTCGTGACAGTAGATGTCAAGAAGTATGCTGGACAACAGACATTCTCTGTTGAGCTTCTAGATCGATCAAATCCAATGTTCATGACAGAGCTCATGAACAATCTCGCTGCACAGTACGCAAAGGCAACAGATACAGCTGTAAATGCTGCATTGATCGCTGGAGCATCAGCAGACGGCACAACCACAACAACATATCCAACAGCTTCAGAGCTTCTTGGTGTAGTTGCTCGTGGTGCAGCTTCTGTTTATAACAACACACAGGGCTTTGCTCGCAACATCATCATGAATACTTCCCAGTGGAGCAATGTCATGACACTAAATGACGGCGGGCGACCAATTTATAATGCACAGGTTCCACAGAATGCTGGCGGCGTAGTTGCACCAACATCTGTTCGCGGAAATGTTGCAGGTCTTGATTTGTATGTAACAGCTAACACAGCAGCTGGTACAGATACAGATGGATCAATCTTGATCGTGAATCCAGATGCTTACACATGGTATGAGGGACCTCAATTCCAGCTTCGCGCTGATGTAATTGCTTCAGGTCAGGTTTCGATCATGATGTACGGCTACGGCGCAATTGCGACAAAGATCGCAGCTGGAGCTTTCAAGAATAACAAGGCTTAATCGCCACAAATCAATCATCGGCTGGGTTCTCCCGATCTCAGCCGAGCAGAATATAAAAAGGAGAAGTGCTCATGCCAGCAATCGTCACAGCTGCACAGTTGCGAACCGTACTTGGTGTGAGCACTTCTTTATATTCGGACAGCTATCTTGATGAAATAATTGCAACGGCTGAATCTGTGATTTTGCCATTGTTGATTGCAAATCAGGTTGCTGTTGTGGATTACAAGCTTGAATCAAATGTCGCTTACTATTACACCCAGCGACCACATCATTTTGTTGCAGGTCAGTCTGTTGTCGTAGCTGGTCTCCCAGCTCCATTTTCTGCCACTGTAACTGTTTCAGATTACAAGATCACGCCATATTCATTCACGGCTGCAATCACAAATGCTGATGTCACTTTGCGTACATCAATCCCAGCTGGCACAGCAACGCTTTCAGGATACTCAGCTGCAACACTTTATGCAGACAACGATGCAATCGAATCAGCTGTATTGGTGGTCAGCGTTGAGGTATTTCAATCTCGCATCGCCGCTGGCGGACAAATCGAAGGTGTCGATTTTGCTTCAACACCCTACCGCATGGGCAAAAATCTCGCGGCTCGTGTCAGCTCATTGCTTTCAGCTTATCTTGACATCGAAAGTGTCTGCCAATGACAGCCAGCACAATCGGATCATCTGTCCGAACACCATTGGCGAATGCATTTTCTGCATTGGCAGCTTCGATCTATAGCTCAGTCCCTGAGACAGTGATCAGCCCAGCAATCGTGCTCATTCCAGATTCTCCATATCTTGAACCAAATTTGATCAACCAATCAACCACAAAGCTTCAGGTCAATCTTGTCGTGACAGCTATTGTGAATTACAACAGCAACGCTGGTTCGCTTGATAACCTCGAACAGCTTGTGGTCAGCATTCTCGGTGCAATGCCATCGGGATACATTGTGGGAGCTGTCGAGCGACCAACAGTGGTTCAAATCGGTGCAGGATCATTTCTTGCTGCCGATATTTCAGTATCAACTCAATACACACAGACTAATTAAGGAGTAACAGTGCCAACGACAATCATCACGGGTCGCGATCTCACTTTGACGATTGCGTCCACTAATTACGATGCACAAGCAACATCAGCGATCCTAAGCAACTCACCAACCATTGAGGCATATCAGACCCTCGATGGAAAAGTTTTCAAACACATCGATGACACATGGACTTTTGCTGTTGAAATGCTTTCAGACTGGGGAGCTTCAGGCTCACTATGCGAAGCACTATGGACAGCAACAGAATCAGCACCAAACACATCTTTGGCTGTTTCATTGACAGCTGTGACAGGCGCGGTTTTCGCATTCAATGTTTTGCCTGAATATCCAGCTGTAGGCGGCACAGCACCTGATGCACAGACTGTGACACTAAACTTCACAGTGCTTGCAACACCAACCGAGACATTCAGTTAAAAACTACAGATCGGGAGAAAAGAAATGAAGCTACCAATCACAATCGAATACAACAATGGCGAATCAGATATTTACATCGCACAGCCGCCTGAATGGGCAAAGTGGGAAGTGAAAACTGGCAACACCATTTCACAGGCACAAGATAAGATCGGCATCAATGATCTGATGTTTTTGGCTTATCACGCTATGAAGCGCGGTGCAGCTGGAAAGCCTGTGAAGCCGTATGAGGCGTGGATGGAAACCATCGCTGATGTAAGAGTCGGAGATGATGACCCAAAAGCCACAAGCGCGGAAGCGTAAGTCGCTTATTGGTTGAGGTGGCAATTGCCACTGGAATTCCAATGAGTGAATGGCAAAGCGCAGAAGATATATTGACAGCTTTGGAGATATTGGAGAGCAGGAATGGCAGCTGATCAGGTCGCGTACGACAAGACCGAACTGAGAGCTGTCATTCGTGCCTTCAAAGCAATGGATGATGAATCCGTACAAGCTGCAAAAACACAATCGGGAGCACTGGCAACATACCTTCAGCGCAAGATCATCGATGCCGCTGGTCAATCTTTCAATCAGGTTGCACCAATGATCGCGCAAGGTTCGCGTGTTTCAAAGTCATCGAAGATCGGCGAGATCAGCTTTGGCTTTGCTTCGCAGCGACTGTCAGGCGGTGGCACAACACAGCAGCTTTGGGGCGGTTACGAATTCGGCTCAAACAAATATAAGCAATTCCCAAAATGGTCAGGTCGCGAAGGTCGCGGTTCAAAAGGTTGGTTTATCTATCCGACACTTCGAGCAGAGCAGCCATATTTGATCCGTGAGTGGGAAAATGGCTTTGACAACATTTTGAAAGAGTGGGATCGCTGATGGCACAAAGTAGAACCTTAAAGCTGGCGTTGCTGGCTGACATTGCCAATTTCAGCACCAATATGAATACGGCTGGAAAACAGTCGGACACCCTCGGTGGACAATTTGAAGCTTTTGGAAAAAAGGCAGCTTTGGCATTTGCCGCCGCTGGCGCAGCTATTGGCGCATATGCAAAGGTTGCAATCGAGAATGCGGCAGCTGATGAAAAGGCACAGCGCAATCTTCAGCTGACAATTGAAAACACAACCAATGCCACAGCAAAACAAATTGCTGGCGTTGAGGATTACATCAGCAAAGTTTCGCTTCAGATCGGTGTGACCGATGATGAGCTTCGCCCAGCTTTCGGGCGATTGGTTCGATCCACAAAAGATGTCGAAGATGCACAGCGATTGCTCAATCTTGCACTGGACATTTCAGCCGCCACAGGTAAGCCGCTGGAAGGGGTCGCAAATGCGCTTGGTAAGGCATATGACGGCAATGCAGCTTCGCTTGGTCGCTTAGGTCTCGGCATTGATTCTTCGATCCTTAAATCAAAAGATTTTGATGCGATCTTTAACACCCTGACAGATACTTTTGGCGGCTTTGCAGAAAATGAAGCTCAAAGCACAGAAAAGGCTTTCCAGCGTATCAAGATCGCTGGCGATGAAATTCAAGAGCAAATCGGATCAGCTTTGTTGCCTGTTGTCGAAAAGCTCACCACATTC